ATTAGAACAAGCCCTCCAAAAGCTTGTCTTATTGTGTCCGAATAAAAAAACTTATGACGACATGACAAGTTTGATGTTTCAGTTGTATTGTGGGAATGACTTTGGTTTAGGAAATTTCAGTTTAGCATTTCTTGATAAAATTGAGGAATGTTGGCGATCAGGTAGAAAAAAAGCTGCACAAGCTAAAGGTTTAAAACTGGTTGTCAAAAATGTATAACCACGGTGTAATTCCACATCCATATCTTTTCCCGCATCGTGGTTATGCTGATGTTTGCATTTGATAAAAAATACATAAACGCTTCAATTGATTTTTGCAAAACGTTAAATGGCCAAGAGCGAGTAAGCTTTATAACTGAAGCTCTGGAAGATTATTACTTTGCACTAGATCAAAAATCTCCACTTATAATTCAAAGGAGATTCCGTGAGCTGTACACCAAGCTTGTTAAGAATTTTGGGCACTGAGATGGCTGCTGAAATTTTAAAAGAAGATAAGTCTCCTGAACAGAAATTATTTCAGGCGATTGTAATTCAAGCATTTGAGGATGCTCTGACCACCCACGGGAGTAAGCAGGAATCTTACCTTAAAAAAGATGCTCATGATTGGTTTTTAGCTTATGATGACACTTTTAATAATATTTGTTGGTACGCAGGTTTTGATCCAGAATTAATTCATGAAAGATATAAAAAATTAATTGAAGAAAATAAGGTAGTATTTACAGAGCTGCAGAAGTCCTGGGTTAAATATAGAAGTTTATATAAAGATTATAGAGCTGCTAAAAGTTCTAGTGAAAGAAGAGGGATTATGTTTAGAATTTGTAAAATTAAATTAAAATAAGAAGCACTATTACTGTCACGGTGGCCGTAAGAATTTAACCCCTGGGGGAATTTCCGAGAGCATTAATGACTTAACCATGACCCCCAGGAGTTTCTTTTAAGTTTACAATTAACATAAACAATAATCAGTATACACGGATACCGGACAATGGACAACGAATAAAGGTTAGAATGGTTCTAAAGTAAAATATACTATATAGATTATCTAGACCCCTGAGCAATAAAAAGTACCCCAGGGGGTCAAACAGGTGTCCCTGGTGTCCCTAAAGTGTTATTAGTCAATTATACCAATGCTTTTAATCAATTTTAATGGTGTCCCTGTGGTGTCCCTGTGGTGTCCCTAGGGACACCACTCTTGCGGGAACGCAATCAGAAGTTTTTTGGGCACTTACTTTGTGATGAAATAATCTATATAATAGAAAATTATGTCAAATTGGAAAAAGGTGCTACTGTTGAAAAAAGGGATTGATGTCATTCGTGGCACAAGTAAGAAAAAAGGCGAATCCTCAGCAATTGGTAATATTATAAATGAAAAATTTCAAGGCAGATATTTTTTTGAAAGAGCAAAAACTAAAAAAGCAGATAAACATAGAGTTAGAGCAGCAAAATCTTATGCAAAATCTGTGCCAGATAGATCTACAAGATGGGGTATAAAAACCTCAAAAGCTAAAGATAGATTAATCTTAAAAACAACATTAACTCCAAGAGAAACAGCTGTGGGTAGAAGAATGTTTACTAGATTTGCTCCAAAAAGAAATCCAGGTGGTCCAAAATCTCAAAGGCAAGGAAGATATGGTAGAATCATTGTGCCAAAATCAGCTTTGAAAAGAGTAAAAGTTGATAGAAAATTAACAAGAGAGGTGCGTAAAGAATATAAGGGTGGTATAGTTTAGATTATGATGAAAAAATTCTTAGAAATAGCTGCTACCAAAGAAGGTAGAAAAATGGCGAAAGAAGCCTTTCGTAAATTATACAGAAAACATAAATCTGAGGTAAAAAGAACTAAAAAAACTAAAGGTGCTGTGCCTACAATCTCATATAATTTAAAAAAAGCAGATCTTAAAACAAAAATTAAAGGCACTAGATTAATTACTAAAGCAGACATCAAAGCTAAGCCAGGATTAAGACGTAGAATTTTAATTAATATTGAAAAAAGTAAAAGAGCTAAGCCTAAAAATAGACCTATTATTTTTGGTAAAGCATATGCATCTGATAAAAAAGGTAAATCTATGCAGGTACCAGCATTAACAGCAGCTCAAAGAAAGCAAATGAAAAAAGAAATGGCAGAAGCTGCAGAGAGAGGTTATAAGGAAACTAGAAAAAAATTTTTAGGTTATAAGAAAGGTAAATTTATTTAATGTTTTGGGTTTGGCATTTGTTGGCGATTACTTCTGTAATAGCCATTTCATTTATGATTGGATATAGCTATGGGTCTAAAGAAAAAAGAATTAAGAACTGAAGACGACTTAACTCCTAAACAAAAAATGTTTGTGGAGATTTATGTTAAGGATTGGGGAACAATTACACAAGCTGAAGCTTTAAAGAGAGCTGGTTATGAGTGTAAGAATGAAAATGATTATGGTGTAATAGCATCTAGATTATTATCTAGAAAGCTTAATCCACATGTTGCTAAATATTTTGATAAAAGGTTTGGCAAAGAACTTAAAATGTACGAAGGTGATAACCTCCGAAGGTTTAAACGATTTGAAAGATTATCTGACAAAGCCGAAAAGAAAGAACAGTTTGCTGCAGCTATAAATGCTGAGTATAGATCTGGTCAACTTGCAGGCTCATTTGTAGATAGAAAAGAAGTCAAAGTAACTGGTTTGGAGGGAATGTCACGTGAAGAACTTGAAAACAAATTACAAGAACTTTCCGAAAAAATCGATGGGCACAACGCAAAGACGATTGAAGCTCAGTCCATCGATGTTGCACAAATTGAAAAAGGCTAGTTGGTCTGAGTGGGTTAAAGTTTTTAATTCGGTGCACAATTCAACGATATTTACTTCTCTTGGAACAGTAATGGTAAAGGTTGATGATGAGTAAAAAGAAAATTTCAATTCCAAGAAAGATTACATCAGAAATACAAAAATACCCTATGGTGGAAGTAGAGTGGTACGACATTGTGAGTGATAGCTCATGGACTTCATTTGATGCTTGTAAGAAAGCAAAATTAGCCACCTGCATCACTAAAGGACATCTATTAAGTCAAGCTAAAGGTGTTACTAGACTGTTTGGAGATTACTCATATGCAGAGAATCAAAAAGATATTGATAGTATTGGAAACACAACTATTATACCTAACTCAGTAATTACAAATATTAGAAAACTGACTGAAAAATGAGATCAATAAATCAAGAGAGTTTACTCTGGCAAAGAACTAAAAAAGGACTGACTAATTGTTTCTTAACCCGCATAGAAACTACTACTTTAAACGGTGTTCCTGACATTCATGGAGTACATAGAAAAGGAATTTTTTGGATAGAATTAAAATCAGATAAACTCAGTTATCCTAAGCTAAATAAATGGCAAATCGTATGGATAAATAAATATATTAAAGCTGGTGGTAAAGTATTTATCTTGAAAGAGACCCTCTCGAAGAGGTCTCTTAAACTGTACAGACCGGTGTCCCGGTTCACCGAACCTCGGGAACTGAAACCTCGGTTTGAGTTCTCGTTTCCTTTTAAATGGCCTCTGATCCAGGAAGCACTGGTGAGCTGCCTTCAGGAGGAAGCAGCGTAATGTCGTTCTCGTTTGCATTTCTCGTTGACAAACCTCGCTCGTTAAGGAAGACCGGACCCTTCAGGGCCTACCCTGAGCTGGGCACTGGATCCTGCTTCCTGACCACAATGTCGTGTCGTTTCCCGCCCTCGTTTTATTTCCCTCTTTGTTAGTTTAACGGGGGCAGGTGACGACACTTCAGGTGCAGCGTACTGCTGATGGTGTCCTCGTTCTCGTTTCAAAAAAAATTATCTCGTTCTCGTTTATAAGGATAGCACTGGAGCTCTGCAGCGTAACTTCAGCTTCCCCCCCCCTGACACGGAGATGCTTCACCACCCTCGTTTACATTAGAGAAGCGAAAGGTTTTATACCTCGTTTAAGACTGGGATCTCCGGCAGCAGCGTAGTCTGATGACTGACCATCAGGCCCTTCAGAGCTGCTGGAAAAAAGTTTGAAGAAAGGACTTGACATCTATCCCATCATATCTTATGTAAGGTCTGCGATTTTATCCTTTATCCGGATATGTAACGGGGGAAAGCTAGATTCCCTGCAGACTCTAGCCGATAGAATCGCCAAACTAACAAAGGAGAAAAAGATGAACAACAAAGAATATCAAAAAGAATTAGATGAAGCGATCCAGGAAACGGTGCCACATAATGATGTCGCTGAAGCTGACAACATACCACAAGCAGGTAAGACGTACGCGTTAACCGGTGGCCGGGGCACCAAGTGCATTGCAAATGGAAATACATGGAAAGAGTCGGAGGTGAAGGATGCCTAGACATTTAATGACAAAACAAAAACAATTGTTAGACAAACACAGATGGTGTAAGAAATGGCAGGATCTCCCTGGCCCGGTGTACCGCTCGCTCGAGCAACTCAACGATTACGAAACCATTCAACATCACATCGATGACCATCTCCAGCGTAACTTCGATCCCGATGCCGTGAAGCCTGAAGAGGCAAAACACATTGCACACTGGTTACAGCTCGGTGAGAAGGACGAGTCTTTCTTAATCAAAGACATCGCAACACATGGCTGCAGCGGAGGCGTGCCTGGACTAGTCTACTATAAGGACACCTCGGAGTTCTACAACACATTCCATCTGGAGATCTGGCTGATGATTGGGGATCACGCAGCAGAGGCTGGGCAGAAGACTGGTGTCTACTTAAGCACCGTAGTGAAGGATGCATGTTCTCGTGCTCAGTTCAAGAATGCCCTCGTATGGTGGGCAGTTGAAGTTCGGGCTCAGGAGCTGGTAGCTAAACGGGAAGCAGCGTAACATGCTGATGCTTTATCTCGTAGTTCTAATACTATTTCCTAGCTTTACACTAGTGTCCACAGGTGTACTGGTCCTCCTGCTGCTCGGAGGATTGATATGATGATGTCGTTCTCGCTCGTTCTAGAAAGAACTATCCTTTGCGCACACAGAGTGTTCAGGAGCTCACCCCCTCTGGAGAAGCGTGGGTGGGATTTCCACATTCTCGCTCGTTTGTCAAGGAAAAGGGCAAATGAACTTCATTAGTTAGACACTGGGGACGGCAGCGTGCTGCACCTGATGGTCAGATGTCGCTCGTTTGCCAAGGAAAATGTAATGGAATTTGGTTTTGATGAGTTCCCATCTCCAGCGTCAGAG